GCCCGGTCCGCGGACGGGCGGCACCGGCCCGGGCCAGGGCTATACGCGGGGCGACGAATCGACGCCGCCCGGTCCTCCGGCCCAGGTCGGCCGGGTCGATAGGTTCCCGGGCGGTCCCCCGACCAGACCGGCATCGATCAGGGTCAGCCCCTCGGCGGCACTGGAGGGCGGGGCCCAGATCCTGTTCGGGGGCGCGACGTTGAACCCCCTGGGGGTCCTGTCCGGGATCAGGACGATTGCCAAAGGCACGACGAGCAACGCGGGACAGGTAGACCCGAACACGGTCACCACGGAGGACCCTGCGGGGCAGGTTTACGGAGGGTTCTACGGGGGCCAGCCCCCGGCCCGGGAGGCCCCACCGCGGGACTCCGAGCCCGGCCGCCGCGGGGAGATCGACCCCACCACGGGAATGCCGATCGCCGGGCCCGTCGGTCCGGGCGGTCCCGGCACGAACGCCCGCACGATCGTAGATGCCGTCCGCGACTTCATCGCGGGCGGGACGGGCGGGGGCGGCGGCGAGGGCCCCCCGGCGCTTCCCCCGTTCCCGCACATCCCGCTCCCGGCACCGCCCCCGCGGTTCGGGGCGGGCGGCCCGGCGACAGATTCGACGAAGGACATCCTTCGGCGTGCCCAGCGGTACGGCCGGGACTCGACGCTGCTGACCGGGGCCGAGGGCGTGCCGTACGGTCCGACCGGGGCGACGGGCCTCCTGGCCGGGGGAGGCGCGGCCCAGGCGCCCGCGACCTTGACGCCGTCGGCCGCGACCCGCGAAGGGACCCGCCGCTCGACCGTGACGGACCTGCTGAACCGGCAGGACCAACAGAACCAAGAGCGCGGGATCAACGAGACCCCGGCGCCACCGTCGATCCCTCCCCCGCCATCAAACCAGAAAGATTCGGGGAAAGCCAAGTCGAAGGGTGGCGTCCTGACGGCCTTTGACCCGGGCCCATCCACGACCCACGGGACCTCGCCCCAGGGCGTGGCGCTCCCACCCGGCCTGACGCTGGTGCGGCAGTACGTGACGATCCCCTACCAGTCGGTGCGGTCCCCGGATGGTCGGGTGTGGATACGGAACATCCAGACCGGGGACCTGGATCAGGACCTTCCTCTCGCCCCGCAGGACTTGGCTGGGGTCAACCCGGGTCTGTCCGCCACCCGTCGGTCGGTACTCTAGATGGCGATCGCGGACCCGCGGGTCGTCCAGCTCGATAAGTGGTACGAGCAGCTCCGGTCGCAGCGGTCTCCCTACGAGGCCCTGTGGCGGGACATTATCACGTACGTCCGTCCGCTCCGTACCTCCCCGCTCGTGGTGATCTCACCCGGCCAATCCCAGATGCAACAGGTCTTCGCCTCCACCGCGATTCAGGCGAACTCGGACCTGGGGGCGATGCTCCACGGGTCGATGACCTCCTCGGCCTTCCGGTGGTTCGCCCTGCGGATGCGGATCGACGAGCTGAACGAGGACCAGGAGACCCAGGTCTGGCTGGACGCCTGTGCCGACCGGTGCTTCCGGGCCCTGGTGTCGAGCAATTTCGGGAGTGAGGGCATCGAGACCTACCTGGACCTGGGGGCGTTCGGGGTCGCCGCGACGATCCTGACGGAGTCGCCCCAGAAGATCCCGGGCGTGCGGTTCGCCGGATTGGACTTCAAGACCATCGGGATTGGTGAGTACGTGCTGGCCGAGGGGACCGACGGCAGTGTGGACACGTTCGCCCGGTGCCTCGTGAAGTCCGCCGTGACGGTGAAGAGGCAGTGGCCGGCCGCGGTCGCGAACTCCGACGAGCTGCGGATGAAGGTCCAGCAGAACCCGTTCGATCCGATCGAGATCATTCACGCGGTGTTCCCGCGCGACATGTACCCCGAGGCGGCGGTGGACCCGAAGCCGTACGTGTCGATGTACTGGCTCCAGCGGGACAAGGTGCTCCTGTCCGAGTCCGGGTATTGGGAGTTCCCGGTCCTCGCGCCACGCTGGGCGAAGTCGGGCCAGGAGGTCTATGGCCGCGGGCCGGGCCACACGGCCCTTTACGACGTGATGACCCTGAACCGTGCGAAGGAACTCGGGCTTAAGGCATGGGACAAGGCGATCGACCCGCCCCTGAAGGCCCTCGCGGAGGGCGTGGTCGGGTCCGTGCGGATGACCCCCGGCGGGATCAGCTACGTCCAGACGATGGACGCCCTCCAGCCCCTGATGACCGGGGCGATGGCGAACCTGAACTGGACCCAGCTCGAACTGGCCGAGATGCGGTCCTCGATCAGGGAGACGTTCTACTCTTCGAGCCTGGAGCTGCCGAACCAGCCGTACATGACGGCCGAGGAGATCGTCCGCCGGTACGAGCTGATGGAACGGAAGCTCGGACCGACCCTGGGGCGTCTGGAGTCCGAGTACCTCGCGCCGCTGATCCGGCGGGTGTTCCTGCTCCTACTCCGGGCCGGGATGCTGCCCACTGTGCCTCCCGCCGTACAGGACGCGATGAAGTCCGGGCTCTCCGAGATTGACATCCGGTACGAGGGTCCGCTCGCGCGTTCCCAACGGAACGTTGAGCTGCAGTCCATCACGAAGACGATCGCGTTCGTGGACCCGATCGCCAAGGTGAAGCCCGAGGTCCTGGATAACTTCCTGTTCGACGACATCGCACGGAAAGGGGCCCTGGACGCCGGGCTCAAGCCGAGCCTGCTGGCGAGCCCCGCCTCGGTGAACAAGCTTCGCCAGGACCGGGCGAAGCTCCGGGCGATGCAGGCCCAGGCCGCCCAGAAGGTGGCCCAGGCCCAGGCCGCGGCCTCGGTGGGCCAGGCCGCCCAGTCGATGTCCCAGGCGAACCTGAACAATTCGCAATTACCCGGCGCGCAGGGGGCGCCTCCACCGAATGCCGGACCCACAGCAACAGGCTAACGAGGGCCTCCAGAAGTTGAAGCAGGTGTACCGGGACGTGTTCGAGTCCCCGCGGGGTCAGGATCTCATGGCGATCTGGCAGACCCGGTTCAACCGGCCGTCCTACGTGCAGGGTGACACCCACGGAACGGCCTACAACGAAGGGGCGCGGGGCGTGTACCTGTCCGTGCTCGCGATGCTGAGGAGAGACGATGCCTGAAGCCGCAACCGCAGACGGTGGGGCCGCCCCCGCAACCGCAGCCGGTGGCACGACGACCGCAGCCGCTCCCGCAGCGACCGGAGCCGCAGCAGCCCCAGCGACCGTCCTGGGTGGGGCCGGGACTGTCGGGACCGAGACCCCATCCTGGCATGCGACCCTGCCGCCCGACATCGCGGCGAAGCCGTGGGTCAAGACCCATAAGACCTCCGAGTCGTTCTTCAAGTCTGTCGAGGAGGCCCAGGGCCTGATCGGACGGTCGATCCAGATCCCGAAGGCGGGCGAGGGTCGAGACGCCTGGGAACGGGTCTGGAACAAGATGGGCCGGCCCGAGACCGTCGAGGGCTACAAGATCGCAGACCTGAAGCTCCCCGAGGGCGTCAAGCTCCCGGCGGCGCTGACCGACGGGTACACGCAGTTCGCGCACGACATCGGGCTCTCGAACTGGCAGGCGAACAAGATCGCCGAGCATATCGGGACCCGGATCGCGAACGAGATCTCGACCCCGGCCGGGCACGCCGACGCGAAAGTGGCCGAGCAGACCCTGAAGACCGCCTGGGGTGGGGCCTACGAGAAGAACCTCACCCTGGCCCAGCGGGCGATCCAGTACGCGGGCGGTGACAAACTCCAGGCCGCGCTGCGCGCGACCGGTGCCGCGAACAACCCGGACATCGCGATCGCGTTTGCCCGGCTCGGGGCGTTTCTGGCCGAGGATGGCGTGATCTCGGGGGAGGGCCCGGTCGGGGTCGCGACCGCGAAGTCCGACCTGAACGCGATCCTCGACAACAAGGACCACCCGTACTGGAAGAAGAACGCCCCGGGTCATAAGGACGCGATGGCCGAGGTCGCGCGGTTGAACCAGCTCCTCCACGGCAAGCCCTAACCCCACCCCATGCACTTCGACGTGCGGGGGTTCATCGGGCTATACGGGGAACTCGCGTTCGGGATCGTGTGCACGTTCTGGATCTGGCACGAGGTTGAAGATCGGTGGTTCAAGAAGAAGCCATAGCGGAGTAGCCCAGTGGCAGGGCAGCGGGCTCTGAACCCGCAGGTCGCTGGTTCGAGCCCAGCCTCCGCTTCCATTGCACGGTAGTTCGCGACGATGGTCCTAGAGACCATCCGCGAGAAGTAGAAGACACCGCCCGGTAGCCCGCGAGGGTCGGGACGAGCCGCGACCGTAAGTCGCGCGTCCACACGCCGCGCCAGCGCGTGAGGAGCTTGGGTCGGCGCCATGCCGGCAACCCCTCCGTTGACCTCCCACGTACCCCACGGAGGGGACTATGTCTTTCCAGATCCCCACAGCGTTCGTGCAGCAGTACCGGCCTATGCTGGAGCGGTTGGTCCAGCAGGGCGGGTCACGGCTGCGCGGCAACGTCCGCATCGAGACCCAGGTCGGCGTGAACGAGTACTTCGACCGCGTGGGCGCCGTCACGGCCCGCAAGGTGACGACCCGTCACGACGACAGCCCGCTCATCTCCACGCCCCACGACCGTCGGCGCGTGTCCATCCTGGACTACGACTGGGGCGACCTGATCGACACGCAGGACAAGCTGCGGCTCCTGCTCGATCCGACCTCGACCTACTCCGAGAACGCGCGCGACGCGTTCGGCCGAGCGATCGACGACGAGATCATCGGCGCCGCGTTCGGCACGGCCTTTACCGGGGTGGACGGTTCCACCCAGGTCACCTTCCCGGCCGGAAACCAGGTCGCCGTCAACTTCAAGATCGGCGGCGGCGGCTCGAACTCCAGCCTGATCCTCGACAAGATCCTGGAAGCCAAGCGCCTCATGGATCTCAAGGAGGTGCCGGCCGATGGACGCTTCATCGTGGCGTCCAGCAAGGAGTTCCAGAACCTCCTGAACACCACGACGGTCCTGTCCTCGGACTACAACACGGTCCGGGCCCTCGCCTCTGGGCAGCCCGGCACCCTGTACGGGTTCGAGATGATCCGGTCGGAGCGCTTGCTCGTGAACGGATCGGCACAGAACCGGGTCATCGCCTATCAGCGGGACGGGCTGTTGCTCTCGATGGCGCAGGACATCAGCGTCGAGATCGCGCCCCGACCGGACAAGCGGTTCGCCCCGTACATCTACGTCTGCATGACCCTCGGGGCCACGCGGATGGAAGAGGAGCGGGTGATCGAGCTGGTCTGCGCGTAAGCGCCACGGGGGCGGGTGGAACGTGACACCCGCCCCCGTTTCTTCCCACCACGTACTGCCTGGGAACGGAAAGAACTCGGGTTAGGAGACTTCCATGGCAATTTTCTACAGCGACCAGATCACGAAGCTGGACCAGACCTTCCCCAAGGTCCTCGTCCAGGCGAACGAGTTCGGTGGGCGGAAGCGCGTCGCCCATTTCACCTACAAGGCCCCGGCCGCGTCACCCCCGGGTGTGGCGGACGTGGTCCAGCTCGCGCGGCTCCCGAAGGGGGCGCGGGTTCTGGCGATCTTCATCCAGGTCGAGGCGATGGGTGGTACGTGCACGATCGACATCGGGGACGCCGTGAGTACGGCCCGGTATGTGGCCGCCCACTCGCTCGTCGCCGCGTCGTCGGGGTTCGTGACGCTCAAGACCGACCTCACGGTCCCGCCCGCGGGCGGGTACGGCTACGAGAACACGATCGAGGCCACGGTGCAGGCCCTGATCAACGGGTCGGCGTTCGCGGTCTCGAAGCTGCTCCGCGGCCACATCGACTACGTCTCGGACTAAGGACAAAACCGGGGCGAGGACCATCGCTGGTCCTCGCCCCTCTTCTCCATGGCGATCTTCGTTCCGGTCATTCAGTCGATCGACTCGCACGGGCAGAGCCACGTCCGGTCGGTGATCGGATCATGGACCCTGACCACGGCCGACCCGACCGGGGACGACTTCGTGATCTGGCCCCGTGGGGACTTCTCGGTCCACGCCTATGGGACGTGGGGCGGCGCGACGTTGGTGCTGGAAGGACATAACGACACGGACGGCACGTCGATCCCGATTATCCTGAAGGACGTGTTCAAGGACCCGATGACCTGGGTCTCGGCGGACGACATCCGGCACGCGCTGCCGGTGACGTACGCGATCCGGCCACGCCTGTCGGTTCCGGGCGCTGGGGCGACCGTTCGCGCCTGGATCGTCGCGCTCGGGCTCGGGAGTTAAGAGTGGCAATCTCTGTCTCGCTTCTCACCAACGGTCTCAACCAAACCCCAGCGACCTCGTTTGCCACGGCATCCATCACGCCAGGGGCGAACCGTCTCGTCTTAGCCACGGTGCTAAATGTCCGCTTGGCGGGTTCCCCAACGGTCCCGACCGCGAGCGGGAACAGCCTGACGTGGGTACAGGTCGATACCGTGCTGTTCGATACCATCGCCGCGCCGATTATCCGGTTGACGACGTTCCGCGCCCTCGGGACGCCGACGACGGGCGCGATCACGTTTGATTTTGGTGGGGTTACACAGGACGACTGCGCCTGGACCGTCTCCGAGTGTACCGGCGTGGACACGAGTGGCACGAACGGGTCGGGGGCCGTCGTGCAAAGCGCCAACAATCGCGTGGACGCGGCCACGGTGCTGACCGTCACGCTCGGCGCGTTTGGCAGTGGCGCAAACGGCGCGTACTCAGTGTTTGCGAACGCAAACAATGAGTCTACGAGCCCAGATAGCGGCTGGACCGAACTGGACGATCAGTCCTTCATGGAAAGCCAGTGGCGCGCCGACAACGATACCACCGCGAGCGGAACCATCGCAAGTAATGGTGCCATTGGCGGGATCGCATTAGAGATTCGGGCGTCGACGCTGTTTCCGTATCCACGCTGGGACCAACCTCCGCGGCCTAACTCCCTGATCGCTCGATAGGAGGCGACCATGCCCTACAACCATATGTACGCAATCCGCCACTCCGCTGCCGTCTCCACGGCGATCACGATCCTCCAGATCGCGTCCGGGGCCACGGGCCCGCTGGAGATCATCCAGGCGTCGCTGACACAGCGCGGGTCGGTCACGTCCCTCGAAGAGGAGATTTCCTGGGTCCGCAAGTCCGCCGCCGCGACCGTCACGGCAGGAGTGGTGGGCACGCACGTTTTCAAGCTCTCGCCCGGAGACCCGACCCCGTCGCTGTTGCTATCGACCACGGGGACGGGCGTGATCGCGACCAGTGAAGGGACCGACACCGATATCCTGTGGCGTGAGGGGTTCAACGTCCTGAACGGATGGATCTGGCAGCCGGTCCCGCAGGCGCGCATCATCCTGCCGGCGGCGGCGTTCATCGGACTGAAGTTCTTCACGGCCCCGACCTCGCAGAACTGGGATATCGAAGTCATCGTTCGAGAACTCGGCTAACACGCGCTGCCCAGGCCCAGGTAGCCCGTGAACGAGACCTGGGTCTTCTACCCGCCGGAAGAGTGGAGTCAGCCGCGCGCCAAGCGATTGCCGTCGAGTGGCGCGTCGGCGCTCCCTCCTCCGCTGAAGCGGGTTCCGTATGTGCTGGTCGATCTTCCGGTCCTGGAGATCTGGCGACGGTCTCCTCTCGCCCTCCCGTCGAATGTCGCATCAACGCTGCCGCAACCGTTGCGGCAGCGCTTCTGGACTGTAGATGACGAGCCGTTCGCGGGGCAGCCGCGCGCGCGGTTTCTCTCGCCACCTGTGGTCCGTGTTCCGCCTGCCCGACAGACCCCGTGGTCCCTGTTCGAGCAGCCGGACGAGCGGTGGTCGCGTCCGGTTCGGCTTACGATTTCGCTACCACCCGCGGTTCCGTCGCTGGATCGGTTCCGTCCGTGGCTCATGTGGTTCGTCCCCGAGATGTGGGACCCCACGGGCTGGCCTCGGTGGACCCGTCTGACTGCCTCCGGGGTGTTCGTGCCGGTGGTCGTGCCCTACCTGTACCGACCGATCGCGGTTCGGAGAGGACGACGATAGATGGCTTCTGTAGTCGAGATCTGCGCGAACGCCCTCCGAATGCTCGGTGCCCAGCCGATCACGGACCTCGGGGACGACACAGAACGTGCCCGTCTGTGTAACGCCA